TTAGATATACTAGAACTAAAACAGGAGGTGCATAGTGAGTAAGAAAAAAGATTATCAATATGTAAGTGTTTCTGATATTACATTTCAATTATCAGATGATGAAGGAAACATATTAGAAAATGCAGATGGAACTATCAAGAAATTTCATTTTAAAGGTAGATTAAAAATGTTGGAATATCTTTGTGAGGATATGACTGTTGGAGATTTAGAAGAGGTTAATGATAAAGACTAGCCAAACCTACGTTTGATGCGTCTAATCATTTGCTTATTGATCTCTTTAAATAAGTTGTTCTTAACAACTTTATGAGATAGCTTGAAAAAGTCAATGAACTTTCTATGTTGAATAAATGGCGTGAAGGCCACAAGAAGCTCTAAACCTTCACGTCCTTTTTTACCTGTTCTTTCCCAAACACCATATCTTTTAGAGCCTTTGCCCTTTGGTACACCAACAAACCTACTACCCTTTCTGCTAGATACTTTTGTCTTGTCTATTCTTTTTAGTAGACCTTTTTGCGTAACAATATTACCAAAAACATTTACTCTTTCTTTACCTTCACCAGCAGGCGATGGATAGCCTTGCCTTCTAGCTGGCTCATTATCACCTGTATATAAATAATATAAAAACTTAGTAGCATAGCTCTTTACTCTTACAGTTGCAGATAATTGATTTCTTTTAGGTTTAGCAAATTTGCTCATTGTTAAAGCTGTATATGTAGTTTTTCTGTGCTTTGGATTCTGTTCAAATAATTTTTGCCTTTGCGCATTAACAACTTTAGCGCCTGTAAAGTTTATACCTTCAGACATAACCTTTAAAAAATCTTTCTTTTGCAACAAAGTCATTTTCTTTTGTATGTCTTTAAGATTTGTTTTTATCTTAATATCCATTTATAAATTTGCCCAATATGATTTGCCTTGAAATTTTAGGCCATATTCTTTTGCTTTTTTTAAAATAGTAAATTTGCTTTTACCTGTAGAAAGGGCAACATCATTTACTGATTTGCCTTTGTCTATAAAGCTCTTAAGTATTTGCCTTTCAAGTTTCATAAATTTTTATAGTAATCTATTAGTTCTTTATAATAAAAATGTCCTTTTTCCAAACACTCAATGTTTGTTCCTTTAAACTTATGCCTATGTAAATACTTAATAATATTACCCTCAAGATAATATGGAAAGCCTGATCCTAGTTGTTGTCTAATATAATCCAAACATTCGACTTTACCTTTATTGTAATGTGGTGGTTTATTTACCATGTCTGCCATTTTTAATCCTCCTAATAATTTCACGTTTACATTTGATTCTTAACTTTGCATTTGCTCTTTCACTTTTCATTATCTCCTCTAAGTCTTGATAAGACGAGTTCTTTATATAAAAGTGTTCTATTGTGTATTTGCCTGTCTTTCTGTCGTAATGCTTTACGCTTGGCTTTAGTTTTGTTGGCATCTTTAAATATTTTATCCCAATTTTTATCTATCTTTTTTTTATCTTCTTTTCTACGCTTACTACCCTTGCCCATTATTTTTTTATGCAAAAAATACCGCACTCAAAGTCATAATTTTTTAAATCTCTACCCTTTGCGTCTGCTGGTAATTCATCTAAAAATATTCTTTTACCCTTATGTCTTACAAGTTTAGCACCTAAATCTCTTGATGTTTTGCATCTTTTATAAAATATATCAGGAAATGTCTTTCTGACTAAATTCCAATAAGTAGGTGAAGATGCCTTTACGCATCCAATACAGTTAGCATTTGGATAACCAAAAGAATAAATATCTGGTAGACGTATGCCTTCAGCTAATAAAATATCAAAACATCCTTGTTTAGTTATACCTTTATCAATTAAAGGTGTAAGTAATAATTGTTTATTTGTCTCATTAAATCTCTTAGCACGTCTTTTCTCATCAGCAGTAAAACCTAAAACAATGTAATCAGTAGGGTTTTTTATTTCCCAAACCTGTCTGGCATTTCTCTTCAAATGCAATGTGCATGGCGCACCAAAATTACCTGACATAAACTTCCTTTCCTCCCATACTGTTTGACAAGATGCATCAGGAAATTTAGGATTTAAGGCAAATTCTATCTGCACACCTAACCATTCTTCGACATCTTTTAAAAACCTTTTATTATCTTCATGTTCTTCTTTAATTGGGTTATTAACAATTTTTATAGTGTTGTCTCGGCCATAAAGATCAATAGTTTTTTTGGCAGCTACTGCACTTGCAGCACCGCAACTAAACCAAACTGTAATTATTTTATTTAACAAGGCGCACCTTTTCAAAATTTGCATCTCCAAAAGATTTTGTAAGACTTTCTTTAATTTGCATTAAATCAGTAGGTATAATTCTAAATAATTCTTGCATACTGAAAAAGACTGCATCAGCTTCTAAATTATAATCTTTTATCATATTTGGCTTTTCATCATCATAATCGCAGACTAAAGCATATTTGCCTTGATCATAATCATAACATCTAATTTGCGGTTGCAATTCAGAAAAGCCATTTGCTTTTATATTTTCTTCAATTGAAGCATAAGCTCTATACATCATTTCTATCATTCTGATTTGCCTTTTTGCATTTTTATTTTGTAATGCTTCTTTCAATAACATATTTGCCTTTGTATATTTAATTTCTAAATTTACGCCAACCATTTTATAAATTCTTTTTTTGCTTCCAAATTTACAAAAAAAATCCTTCTCATACTTTCTAAGTATCTTTAAAGCGATTTGCACATCTTTGTCTAGTTGGGTGTTCATATTATAAATTTTGTGATCATTAGTTTAGGTGTTTAGGTGTTCCTATAGGAACACACCTACACTCACCTAAAATAATTAATGATTTGCACCTAAACATACTTAATCTACACCTAACCTACACCTAATCAAACTTAGGCGCTAATTTTGCATATTCTTTATGTTGATAGCCTTTATAAGGAACATGCTTTACTAATTCTTTGTTTTTTAACTCTTGCAACCTATCTTGTATAGAACCTTTTGTCATATCTTTATCTCCATCTTTAATTCTGCCAACAAGATTATTAGCTAAATACAATTTACATTCTGGCTCATCAGGATCATCAATCTTTGCTAACTCCAACAATGCATTTAAAACTATTTGCTGTGCATCGGTAATTTCTGAGCTAAGTGCTTCATGTGGCATATCTTCTTCATCAACCGCTATAAGCACCGCAGATTTTTTATCTTTGTCTTTACCTAAATCAGCTACAGTTTGCATTTTAAAATTCAATGTTGGCATATTCATATCTTCTTTGTTTAGTGTCTGTGTCATCTTTACATACATAACTTTGTCCTCTACGCCTAAAAAATCACCATCAGCTTTTTTGTCTTTTCTTTCTATAAAAAATTCAGCATCTACAGACGCAGGTAGCACGCTTGATCCTCTTCCTCTTCTTATACCATTACTCTTAGCGCCAGCGTGTCCTGTATGATGTATCAGGACGATACAAGCGCCTGTTTCAAACTTTAATCTATCGATCTTACTAATAAAGTTATTCATATCAGAAGTGCTGTTCTCATCACCACCGCCAAAGTTTCTTTGCAAAGTATCAATTATTATTAATCCTAATTTGCCAAACTCCTTTTTGCTTTGTTGCGACTTCTCTAAAATATCATCGTAATCTTCATCATCTAATATTCTTGCTGGCCTGTTACTTACTCTAAAATTTGCACTTTTTAGGTTTGCATCAAAATGTTTTTCCCAAGCTAGTATTCTTTTAAATATAGACTTCTCACCTTCTCCACAGAAATACAATACACCTGATTTGCTTGTATCGTATCCATACCAATTTTTGCCTGTAGCTATAGCAAGCATCATTGAAATGCCAATAAATGATTTGCCTGCTTTTGGCTCTGCATAAATACTGACGACTGTTTCTTTCTCTGCAATCTTGTCTATCAACCATTCTGGCGGTCTATCATTTGCCTCCATCTCAGAATAGGACAACAATTCAAATTCGTTATTAGAAACATAACGTAAGTTGTTTTGCATATACACCAACAAGTCATTACTATTTGCAAAATCATTTCTAACATTTGCATCCCATAAATCATCCTTATCAGCAAAACTTTCTGGTGGATTTACAATTTTTACCACACAACCATTATTCTTAAGATGCTTATACAACTTATCAGCACAATCAAAGCCAGCCTTATCATTGTCAGGCCAAATATATATTTGCTTTCCATAAATAGGCGACCAGTCTGATTTGCTCCATGCGTTAACACCGCCATGCCAAGTACAAGCATCGCCATCATAAAGGTCTCTACAAGCAACTGTAGCCTTCTCTCCTTCACATATAACTATAGGCAAGTCATTATTCTTAGCTTTGTAATATATAGGCATCAAACCTTCAGGACGCTTCATAGTCCAAGTACCATCTAGCTTTTTGCTAAATGGTGCATACTTTTGTTTTATTCTATGATTTTCTGGAAACCGCATAACAACAAAGCTGTCAGAATATGCTAAGGATATTATCGCTTCGCTGTTAAGCTGTTTCATCTGCTCTGGTGAAAGCGACTTAGCACCACTACTTGTTGGAGGTGGTATACGTAAGGAGTATGTTTGTGGCGCTAAGTCATAACCGCATGATGAAAGTATATCATTTATGTCTGAGTTTTTGTATTTTATGAGATCAACAAGACCACCACCAACATCATTCTCAAAGTCCCACCAAGTAGCAGCTTCAATATTAACTACTAGCGAACCTTTATTACCATAACGCCATTCAGTTGGCTTTTTGGTTTTTGGTTCGCCTAATAGTTTTAGCGCTACGTCAGGCGCAATTCTAGCCCAATCAATCTTAGAAAGGGATTTCATCGTCAGTTAAGTTAGTTTGCTCTGGTTTTTCACTAGCAGGCTCTTCTTCCTCAACCCAACTAGGTATAACAAAGCCATCTTTTCTTGGCTTCATGCCTTGATACGCAAATCTTATTTCTGCTGTGCTTCCCATACCTAGTTTTATTTTTACCGCATCAAGTTCTTTATCAGGTTTTTCTGGATCATTACGACCAAACTTAAATACAGGTAGATCATTAGATGCGTCCTTGCCGTCCCAAAATTCAGCAAGCATATTATTTAAGGCCATACTCTCGCCTCTTTTATAGGATTGCCACATTAAAGGTTGATTAAAGCCATCTACCCAAACCCAACAAGAAAAAGCTCTTGTATAGCCTTCAGGTTGTTTATCTGGCATGCCAAATGTTTTATCCCAAACAAAATCATAACTGCCATCGTAAACACCCCAGCCAGACTGTAGGGTTGTATGATCCAATTGCATATAATCAAAAACAACCTTATCGCCTTTGATCTGCCATTGCATCTCACTTGCTTTAAAATTTATAAATGAACTTGCAGCACCTTCGCCACTCATTCCTCCAAGTATATCTGCCATGATATTCTCCTTTTTTAGTGTATAGATAATTTACCTATACTGGTTAAATACTCAACTTCAAGCTGATCTTGATTTCTCAGCATAAAGTCCTCAAAGGTTTCATCGTTGGCTATACCAAGCAACGCTAAAACCATGCTTATCTTATCGTACTGTTGACGACAAAAATCTGTAAAATCTTCCTCATGAATTATATACACTTGCGTTCTGCATAATGGTTTTGAAATCTTTACACATGCTTTTTAAGGAACACATATATATAGCATTATTATTTGCCTTCTGCTTGCCACTCATTAAGTAAATTGGCATAGCTAAATATATAGGCCTGCGGTCATATTTGTAGATTAATATTGGTAGCAAGTCATCACCAGCAGATACGCAGACTTGATCCCACCAGTCTTGCTTAAACATAATGCTTGTACTACTCTTATATCTTTTACACTCTATAGCAAAGTTATCCCAATATATGTCAGCTTGGCCAGCATACATTTGTTGGTCTAAGTTTCTATTTACTCTTTGATCTAAATTCTGTGATTCTAAATATTTATTGATAAGTGCAACTATGTGTCTTTCAAAGTTATGGCCTTTTGTCCTACTATTCACCATCTTTATAATCTAAGTATAAAATATAACCAACAGTTATAATCAAAGTAATGGCTACTCCCAAGAATATATAATTAGTTATCATCATTACGCATCATCCTTTCTTCTTGTTTGTTTAGTGATTTCTCAATATATTTATCTATTTTGTCTTCTAAATAACTAATAATTCTACGCCACATATTCTGTTATAGTTTTCTTACGCTTATCATCAAACTCAATAACACGTCTTCCTGATCTATAGCCTGTAGTCAATTGGCCACGCCTACCCTCTATAAAGGTAATTTGATTATCCTGCCTTTCTTTGCGCAGTTCTAATCTTCTTTTAATTACTTTGTCTGTATGTTCAGTCATTATTTTTACTATGTGAAATTATGCCTAGCTTAATTAACATCTCTGTAGCTCTACCTATATCAGTTCTATTTGTTGCTGCAAAAATATTTATCTCACGATGCATATCTTCAGAAACCCACAATGCTTTTTTTGGTCTCTTTTCTTCCATTTTTATACTCTCCTTCTAAATAATATTCTTAAATTGGTTTATAATCAAGAGAAGGGCAAAAAGGTAATACTCTCCATATACAAATACTCTCATTACTTATTTGCCCTTTTAACTGTGATTGTCTTTCTTCTAACACTATAAGCGTCCTTTGCAGGCACAACCTTTTCTGGCTTTGCCTTATAATTTATCATCGGCCAAGACACTACGTAGTCTTCATGTATGCCCTTACTGGCATTACCCATACTGTTCATAATTTGTGATTGGTGATAATCTATTTGCTTCTCTATCTCTTTCTTTTTTTCTTTTAGGCTTACGTATTGGTCTATGTGAAAGCTATCCTCTAATTCTATTACAGCTTCATCATCTACATTCTTGTTTAACAAGTTAGCATCTCGGCTGATCTGTGGAGTAAAGTAATCCTCTTCCCTGATTCTCCTATCAAAATCCTTTACTCTCACAGCCAGCTCATCCTCAAACTCATAATCTCTCTGATATACAAATACTCTTAAGTCTGTAGAATTAAATAAACAAATCAATACACCAAAACTAGATTGCGTTGTAGACATAGCAGCTTTTAATTGCATAACACCAAGTCCATTTGGCGGATCATCTGTAGCTCTCATAGATGTAGTTTTTACCTCAATAGGACATTTGCCATTTACTGTTATCTTTGTTCCGTTTGGTAAATAGATGCCACGCTCTGGACTATTCTCTATAGTAAGATTGTCAGCTTCAGCCATGCCATCTAGTGATCCTTGTAATGGTAAAAGCGGATGCTCTACTTTTTCTGTTATGGGATGTTGTACGTTGATAAGTCCTAATCGTCTACAACCAATCTTTAAGCAAACATGCTCTGCCTCTGAGCCAAACTCTTGACGTAGTGTTTGTGGCGTTCTTATGTTTTCTCCATGTTTTGCTCTTATGCAGTCATGCAAAGCCTCGTTCTTGGTTTTGTCAAACAACTGCTCATCAAACAAATAAGGTGTAAGTGAATGTGAAACCTTATCATCATCAGTAATTTTAGATATTGGTTGTTCTGTCATCTAATAATCCTATCTAACTCACTAACTGACTCTCTTACCAAATATGTAGTTGGCTTGATGCCAACCTCAACACAGGTATCGCCAGTAATAAAATCTTTATAATAAGAACCAAAAGATCGTAATGGTGCGCATAAAGTGCCGCCACCAATAATATTTAACTTAATTAGCTTTTCCATGTTTTCCTCCTTACATTCAAACATATCTACATTATGCATAGATATATAAATGTGTCAATACTTATTTAAACAAAGGATTTAGGACTGGTATTTGATTTAGTTGATTTAGACATTCTTGAAATGAGTCAAGCTCCATAGTGTCAGTAATTATATTTTTATTAAAAGTAAAATAGTTTTGCGAAGAAGTATTTGCTTGAAAAAAGATACGCTTATGATCCTTATTAAAAAACACAAAAGCTAAAATATCAGTATGATAATTCTTATAAACATTTGACATACTTCTGGATGGCTCACTAGCAAAAACATATTTGCCCTCTTTAGTTTCTCTTCGGCTTTTGACTTGTACTGTATATTTTGCATTTGATAACTCACACATTATATCTGCTGGATGTTTGTCTTGTGTAGGATAAACAAAGTCGCAGTATTCTGTTAAAAAGGTTTGGACGACTAACTCACCCAAAGCTCCTAATCGTGAATTACTTTGATGATCTTCCGATGTCTTGTTGGCCATTTTGGCACAAAGAAAGTTGACGTGAGTTATATAAGGCTCTTGTTGGTGTTTGTGTATAGTATTTAGAATCAAGTAATTCTTCCGATGCTTCTAACCACATACCCATTTTCATTAAGCCTATCGTTCTTCTAAAACCTAAAAATCCTTGTAAACCCATTTGAAAGGTCATATCTATACAAACCATCCTAGCTTTTAGCGGCCAAGCTCTCCATCCTTGCAGATTGTTGTCAAGTTCTGCAATAACTCTATCTATATCATTTTGTAATAAAAACATAGCTTCTTCTTCTGATATGCCATTTGCATCTAGGTTTCTACCTACGCCTATAGTATTTGCACTCATTGAGCATTTATACAAACTACAAACCAAGCCTTCGTGCTTGATAAGCATATCCTGTATATCTTTGTTATTCATTTTTTTGCATTGCGGTAATAACAGGTTTTGCAATCTTTTCACCACTTCTTCCAATAACATAACCACCTAAACCTATTTGTAATAAAACCCAAGCCTGATCTGACAGACGAAACGCTAACCAACCAAAAGCATCAAGGCAGACTAAAACTAGGAAGGTAAGCATAGTTATTGGTCGCCATGACCTTTGCAGCCAAGAGTTACCTTGCGCCTCAGCAGTAATAATTTGCGCTTGTTTGCTTAATAAAGTCTTTTCGTATTCAAGCACCTCTACTTGTAACTTAGCTTGCAATACAAATAGCTCATTTTTTAATTTTGCTTTTTCTTCTTCTGAGGTATGAACATCGTCAATTATTTTGCCTACAGGCTTAATAACATCGACAATTGTTTTGAGAAGGTTCATGCAATAATGTTGCTGATAAAGATACCAACTAGAGAGATGACTATAGTAGTCAGGCCACCTTTTATCCAAAGATTAAGACTACCAATGTCATCGTCTAGTTTTTCTAAATGATTAAAGCAGGTTTTCCACCTTTCAGCGCATTGTATTTCATGCAACTCAAGATTATGGTTTACAAACTCTGCCGTAATCCTAGTTGGTTTTTTTATTGGTTTCTTTTTTGCCTGCATTATCAATTTCTTCTTGCATTTCTGCAACCTTTAATGACAACAATCTATTTACATGTTGCACATTAGATAGCTCTTGCAAGATTTGGTTATACAAAGCCTCGTAATTCATTTCTTCATTCATTACACTCTCCTAAGTTATGTAATTAAATTTTATAATAAAAATTTTAATAAATAAACTATTCAGACCATAAAGCGTTAGCTATTACCTTTACAAAATCATCTTGTTCTTCCAACTTGCCATCATCTTTACTTAAATTTACAACTTTAGTCGCTGTAATTGGTAAATCATCATCTTTTGGATCATCAAAAACTTCGTTATATACCACCATCAAAGTAGGGTATGTAGGTTCTTGATCCTCTTCATGATGAGCAGCAGGATAGCACTCAACTCTCTGTATTGTTCTAGTTTTTGTTATTGCCATAATTTTCTCCTAAAAAAAAATAATATTATACACCACCACCACCACCACCTGCTCCTCCACCGCCACCGCCACCATGATTTGCTTGTAAATCAAGTAGTCGCCCAGAGGAATCTACAGAAGTTGTTGATGTTGGAAAAAATAGATTATCACTTCCGACTGTGAATCTAACCCTAAAACTAAAAGAAACTAAACTTGTGGCTCTCACTCTTGCAGTTGGATTGCTTGAATTAGCTACTGCTTCCCAAGCAAAAGTTACAGCAGAACCATTAGTCATACTAATAAAACTATTAAAAGTACCTGTGATGCTTGAACCTGCTCCATTATCTACAATCGTTGCATTGGAAGTACATTTGATTTGAAAGTCTACGCTGTTGCCTTCGCAATTAGTGTAGTTAATAAATGTTGTTTGTTGTGAAAAACCATCAACAGAATTGCCAGACGTGCTTACCAATTGCACTCTATTATTTGCAGTTTGCAGAGTTGCCACAACAGAACATGAGCTAGTCGGTGTAAAGGTTGCAGAGGTTGTACAATCCTCATCACCCCATTGGGTAAAGGGTGTTGTTGCACTATAACTTCCTGCTGATACTGCTATATCAGAAGCACCTCTTAATTGTCCCATAGATATTTGTGTGCCAGAGCTTGTATTCAAACCACCACCATTAAATTCAGGGTGAGTGTTACTTATGGCTCTTATGTCTGCATCATTTAAAGAAACTGAAGTACCTGAAGAACCACCAACAAAAGTATGAACATCATTAAGTGTTAAATTGGTTAGATTTAAAAAATTAGGCACACTCATCTAGCTTTGCCTTGAGTTCATCTATTTGTTTTTGTTGATCTTTTATTGCTTCTATTAGATAACCGACTAGGTTGCCATAAGCTACAGACTTTGTACCTTGCTCATCGTCTGCTGTTAAGACTAGCTCTGGTGCGATCTTTTCTATTTCTTGAGCAATAACACCACTTCCTTCTTTGCCATCTTTGGTAAAACTGACACCTCTCATTTGTAAAGCTTTTTTGCCATCTAGTGTTTGTATGTTCTCTTTTAATCTTTCATCTGAAAATGCTGTTACATTATTTGAAAAAGTAGCTTCTCCATTAAATGAAATGGTAAGAGCATCAAGGGCTGATACATTCGGTGCAAAACTAAATGCTCCAGTACCTTCGGCATATCTAATTCTTCCTTGTGCTGAACCTACATTGTTATAAAAATCTATATCTAGGTTTTGTGCATTTGTTGTTGATTCAATAACAATTCCTGTTGCACCAGAAGATTTAAGATGAAGTAATTTATCAGGCGAAGTTTCTCCTATGCCAACATTACCATTACCATCTACTAATGCTCTAAATGCTGTATCATTAGAATCATAAAGAGCAAATGCTCCACCAAAAACTCCTAATCTAAATTCTTGACCTGTATCAGATTCATCATAAGCAATAATTGGAGTATTGCTTGTTATATGTAATGGTGCATCGGGCGATGTTTCACCAATACCAACTCGCCCTGAAGTGTCTATACGCATTTTTTCAGCGTTATTAGCAAAAAATACAAGAGGATCATCACTTGAGGTTCCAAATTGCAAGACATTTGATGATACTTGCATGAATGCACTTGTAGATGAATTTGACATGAGTATATTCGTGCCAATATTTGCTGATCCACTAAGATGTAGGTCTCTAAAAGCTAAACTATTACTAAACCCAAGATCAACTGCGTTGTGTGTTTGTGGATAAAAGTTGCCATTTAAATCCATGTTGATAATGTGGTTGCCACCTGCAAATAATTTAAGATTATTGCCTGTAGCTTTTAAGTTAGCTGCTAATGTAATATCACCTGAAGATGTGATTGCACCACTACTGATAGTTCCTATATTTGTAAGATTTCTTGATGAATCTATTACTGTGGTTGTTCCCATCTGAAAATTTCCAGAAGTATCAATCCTTGCTGCTAAACCATCAT